TCAACCCCTGAGTTCCTCTGAATAGTGCTGGATATCATCGCACATGGCTTGTAACTCATTGATTAATCTTGCCGCATGGAAACCATCGCACACGGAATGATGCACCTGCAGGGCGAAAGGCAATAATACTTTTCCATCTTGCTCGTAGTATTTCCCAAAAGTGAACATAGGGGAAAAAAAGTTCTGCATGTGAGCGACGTTGATATCAAAACTGGTAAAACTCACCCAGGGAATAGCGGATACGAAAAATATATTGTCTGGCGACTGTCCCTTGGGCCAATAAGCAAGATTATTACCATGGCGTGCCACGTCTTCGGAATAAACATTCTGGAAGTGCTGAATATTGCCGTCGTACGGACTCCATATTGATGAAAAGGTCTCCGTTTCATTATGGAAGATGGTATAGCTTGGATGGACTTCATCCCATATCACGAGCTCATTGTTCTTCATCGCCATACGGAATTCCGTATGCCTGTTTACGACGTGAGCAATCAGGAAAATCATCGTCGGGTAAAATTTCCAGCCAACCGCTTTGATATGCTTTAACAGCGCCGTAATGTCTAATTGCACCGTCTGGTTAAACGTACTTTGTGCAAACGACTGAAATACCTCAAAATGCTCCTTCCTTGCCCAACGAGACAAGTCCACAACGGTATATGCTGGGGTGGTTGCTTTCATTTTTTACCTTTGATTAGCGATCATCTATCAGAGAGTAGCCTGAGCTATTTCATCAATTAAACACGCGTACAAGTCCCGAACCATTTTGGTAGCGAATGCTTTTGTGAGAGTAGCGCAACCTTTTGCGGCAGGGAAGAGAATGTTAACTGTTTGATAATTAATAGAATCAAAGGCGCCCGAGCAAATTAATGGCTAATGAATTTTTTGCTGATGCAGGAAAATGTGAAGAAATGCTTGAATGGTGCGATAATAGGAACAAATCATAAAAACCAACCAGTTGATTTATATAAATAAAAAAATTAAACCATTATTAGGTACCCCCAAAAGTACCCCCAGATTTTCTTGTTGCCATCTAAATTGTTTAAAAAACATTCTATTGATGTTGATACCACAATTTAAGAACTGCCTTGAAGCATATCAAGTTAGCTAGACGTCAAAATGGCACTCTGGGAATTTGTGTTTTAGGCCCAACCTTAGTGATGTTTGCCGTACAGATCCCTTTATGGTCATCCTATGGTAAAGTTAAGCTCCCTTCGAAAGGAGACCCCCAAATGACGATAACAGCCTATTCTAGAAAATTTAAGCGTGAACTGGATGCTAAGCAGTTGGAAAACCTTTTCGAACGTAGCAACTCAGATCCTTCTTTAAGTTTTAGAGATTTTGTTAAAGAGGATGTTGAATGCCCGGCATGCAATGTTTCTGGTGGTTATTACGTTTCGGAAGGAAGATCGCTCAGTAACGGCAAAGTTGTAAAGCAAGCACACTTTGCATTTCGAGACAATCTAGGTAAAGACTCTCACCTCCCATTTTGTGATTTTTATACTGGAGATGATAAGTTGAACGTTGTTTCAAATGAAGGCCGAATTGATTTTATGCGCTCGGGTTCTGAAGCGACACGCTTAATAGGTCTTATGGTCTGCGCGGGAATTCAGGAGAAGATTTTTACGCAAGAAGATATACGTAACATGCGCCAATGGTTCTTAGATTTAAGAGAAAAAGGCACTTTTACATTTAATTTAAGCCCTCACATAATTTACCTTGCAAAGGCCTCATTGATTAGATACAAGAGAAACTATGATAATTATGTTGTCGATCTCAGCGCCACAAACAAAAGTTGGTTCGACATCAATGAGGAAGTATATCAATCCCTTTATTTCAAGTACCCTCAATTCTATCTAAACCGTAATGAGAATCCTGAAATTTGGAATGTAAGGCTTAAATCAGTAGTCAAAAAAGCAAGAACTATATTAATTAAAGACTCTGGAACATCAACATTTGACAGATCAATTCTCAACGAAAAATATGAGATAGCTACTCAAATGGCAAGACTGATTCGAGACTACCACCCTCGACTCCGTATGATTATTAGTTACACACCTACATCTATCAAAGCAAACAACCCACTCATGGCTTTATCTGCATTATTATTACATGTTTCCGATTGGAATATTCAGGAAAGCTGTAAAAAAATCCAAGCAATTTTAGCAGTTGAGAAAGTTGACGATAATTCTGCAGGAAACATTATTGGATTAAACCCATTCATTCACCATAGCGCTTGGATTCTTGTTAAAGCTTTAAACGACTTACATTCTAATTTAGACAAAGAAATTGATTTTGATAAAGCATTCAACGAAGAAAAAGAGAGGCTCATGAAAATTTACTATCCAAATGGTCAATAACAAGTAAATTCTTATCTCTACAGATAAATACATACTTGAGCTGTGTTCTAACAAATTTTAATGATTACCACTAATATATCTCGGGGGTCAAATGAATATAACGGATTTTCTAAAAGGCTACAGAAACCATCCAATATTATTTGTTGGAGCAGGTTTCAGCATGAGATACTTATCAATTTCTTATAGCTGGCCGGCACTCTTAGAGAAAATTAGTATTGACCTGACAAACTCTAATGAACTATATAAAGATCTTGTCAGAGAAAACAGTAATAAAGATGGTATTATAGACCTTCCAAAAGTGGCAACGCAATTAGAGCAAATATTTGATGCAACACTTAAAGCAGATAGGAATGGAAAGTTCAAAGATATCAATGACTTATACTACGACTCGGAAGATACCTCCTCAAATATTAGCAGATTTAAAATCTATCTTTCACAGTTAGTGAATATCACAGATTTAAAATTAGGAGTTCAAGATGAAATATCTGAATTAGTAAAAGCCTCCAAAAATATTGCCTCTGTGATTACAACAAACTATGATAATTTTATCGAAAGTGCAATTGGTTATAACCCTGTAATTGGGAATGATATACTTTTAAGCAATCCTTATGGTTCTGTTTATAAAATTCACGGATGCGTTAGCAAACCAGAATCCATAATAATAACTGGTGATGACTATGTTCATTTTGATAAAAAATATGAGTTGATTCGTGCTCAACTCCTATCCTTATTTATACATAACCCGATTATATTTATGGGGTATAGAATAGGTGACCCTAATATTAAAAAAGTATTAAAAACAATATTTTCATACATACCACCTCGTTCTAAAATTGCAGAAAAAATAAAAAACAACTTCCTTCTGATTGAAAGAGAAGAAGGCATTGATAATTTAAACGTTGTCTCTCACGATCTCGAAGTAGAAGATGCTGGGTTAATTAGCATTAATAAAATCGTTACAGATAACTTCTCAGATATATATAAAGAACTTGCTCAACTGCACTTACCAGTTTCGGTAATGGATATACGCAGAGCAGAGAGTGTCTTTGGTAAAATAAAGGAAGGCGGAGACATAAAAGTAAAACTTGTTGGGGATTTGGACACGCTCAGAAATGATGAACTTGTTCTAGCCGTCGGTTCTGTTAACTCTATAAAAATACACATGCAAACACCTCAGGAGATGATGGAAAACTATTTTGATCTAATTTCAAATCAGGAGTCGCATGTTGTCGAGTTGCTTGACAAGTTCACCATCAATAAAAGATCATATTTCCCAGCTTATGCTTTTCATAAATTCAGTCCAGGTGTTAAATGCTTAACATCATTAATGAAAAATCAAAAAAGATTAATAGCGTCAAACTATGCTAGGTTACCCAAGAATCAAAGAATAGTAGAACACACCATTGAAGATATTTACGCTAAACATTCAGATATTGATAGCAAATTACAAAATATTATTTTCTTCAATGCTCATGATGGACATATATCCTTGGAAGATTTAGAAAAACATGTCCGAGAATTTAAGGACAAGTCTCATACTGATTATCGCAAACTTTTAGCATTGTATGATTACCTCGCACACAATGTATAATTATATACATTATCATTGTGATTATAGTTAGCAAAACTGCAACTGATGGTTTTATACGATTACTAGTTGCAGCCGCAGTTTACAGATCACATCAACTGTAACTTAGAGCGTTTAGAGCCAAAAATTCCCGCTGGTATAGCCAGCGGGTGACAGGTTTTGACTGATGCAACCAACGAGCTGTACCTGAAGTTTTCTAAAGGGGGAGAGGTTGTCACTTTCCCCCTAGTTTTCCCTAGTAAGGCATAACAAACCATAACAGGCTGACACCTGCCCAGCTTCTCATCAGGATTAACAAAAGCTAACAGCCAAGGCTCAACAAATCTCAACGCCAGCCCTTTACACTTCTGCTGTAGCTGCTGTTCGTAGGCGTCAGGATCCGTTAGGTTGGGTTGACACTTTTCTCAGTTTCTCGCGAAAAAGTGTCAAGTTTGAGGGCTGGGGGGTTTACAGTTTTTCGCCGTCCAGCAGGCAGAGTGACATTAAACCAGTTTTGTTCCAGTCATCCAGCGTATCGGGGTGCATTGTGGCAACGTAAGCCAGCTCAGAACGAAGAAACCGTAAAGCGCCTGCTGCACGGTCTTTGCCATAGAAGCTGTGGGTTTCTTCATCCGGCCGGAAGAGAATCAGCAATTGTTCATCGGGCTCGTGCTGAACATCAAAACCCAGCTCAGCGGCGGCTGCCTCTATTCGCTGGCCAGCATTAATATCAGCCGGCAGCTCTTTCCCGCCGTCATGCCCCCATACCCACGCGGCGGCCTGCGCCCACGTCATTGCATTGTGATGCTCACCAGCACCAGCACCAGCACCAGCACCAGCACCAGCACCAGCACCAGCAGAATTTTGTTTAGCCTGCGATGCTTCGACATCCACTTTATCGCCTGAAATCACAATTTCACCGCGGGCTATCCAGCCGTAAACAGTTTGCCGGCTAACGCCCATATGCCTGGCGTAGGCTGATTTACTTAACAGCATCGTGTGTTTCCCTCCGGGCAGAAAAAAGCCGCCCTCAGGCGGCCTGCTTCTCTTGTGAATTTGTCTGCCGCTGGCTGCCTTTGAGCATCGCGGTGACATGTTCGCTTAACTGATCAAGACCAGTCATGCGTGGCTGTACATCTGATGGATCGTCGTTCTTCCCATACACGAGATTGTTATACCAGGTTCGGACGGCTGTAATTTGTGCAACATCCTTTCTTACCGCGTCGACCAAATCGGCAACCGCGCTAATCACCTGCCCGTTCTCTGATGCGATACGGGAGAAGCCGAGACGTTTTAGCTGTTCCGTATCGAGTCCCGAACACACAGCGTGCGCCCTCAGTAAGGCGTCCGCCAGCTCCTGATGCTTTCCACTGTGCATCGACAGAAGCATTTTTTCCTGGCTGCGGCGATCCAGCCTTGCGAATGCCTGACGCATTTCGCTGTCACGCATGAACCCCTGAACGTCATCAGTTGCCAGTGGATTAACCGGAGCGAGTTTGTTCTTAAGGTAATCGAGAATGTTTGCGGCCTGCTCGCTTACGGCTGCCACCCCGCGGGTAAAGTCTTTGAGCGTGTCCGGGTTCCGGGCTTCTCCTGCCCTGCGGTTTTTTGCCTGTTCGTTCAGATCCGGATCGTTGCGGATAACGTCCAGCAAATCCGCCTCAGCTTCGGCCTGCTGCGCCGTTGTCCTCAGGCTGGTGAGTTCGACCGCCATACCACGGAATAAAGCGGCCATCTGAGTATTTGGCGCAACAACCTTACCGGCATAACCTGCCAGCTCGATACTGTGTTTCCCTATTTTGATTGAGTAGCTCACTGGCCAGCCTCCATTTTTGACAGCCCTGCATCAAATACCTTACGCGCAACAGCGTGGATTGACGGCGCGATCCCCATGCCCGACTTCTGGCGCTCCCTCTCCTGGATGGTTTTCAGAGCCTGAATCTGCTCCCCGTTCAGCAGAACGGGCTTAACGTTAACCTTGCTCATGATGCCCCCTGTAATGGCAATCGTTAAAGTTCCATTAATCGCAACAATCGAATAATTAATTGCGATTTATGAAACGATGTTAATGAAATTGCAGGGGTGCACAACGCGAAAAGTGTGGATGCGTTTTAAAGAATTTGCCCTCAAGGTATACATGGTGTTCATAAAGAGAATAAATCACTTATAAAACATGATATTAACCTATGAACACCAGCCTACATTTTGGGATTTCAGGTCTACACGGTATACATCATTCTGTTTAATAAACCATCAGATGATTAATGAGAGAATGAACACCATGTACACCCTGTGTATACCTGAAAACAAGGTATACATGGTTTATTTCACTGATTTATATATAAATTATTCTCTCGATGTATACCATGTATACCTTTCTCCATATTTATCTGAACTTCATTCTTTATGACCGGCTACAGGATGCGTCTGAGGTAACCAGTCTTCCGCACTTTCCGAAAGTTCAACGTTAGTCACCATGCCACGAGCTCTCCGCTCCTTACGGTACTCATGATTAAACTCCCGCATGGCGCTTTCCATCCCCTCAGCAAATTTATTCAGCGTCAGCGGCTTGTCGAATCCGTTGGCCTCCAGGAATGCCAGATAAGCGTGGTAGAGGTAAAGTCTCGGGTAATGAGGTGGGTTTCGGTTGCCAACCATCATTCCCGCACAATCAGCCAGGCGCTCAAGATGCGCACAGAAGGCGTACAGGGGATCTGTCTTCTGCTTCACCTCCAGTGCTTCTTCACTGTTCCTTTGCTCCAGCAGCAGCGCCCGCGCCTTTTCCGGGTTCGAAAAGGTTGCCAGCAGCCGGCGAACGATCACCGGAATTTCAGCGGATATCTTTTCAGCCAGCTCCGGATCCTTGTCTTCCTCACTGACGCGCCGGTTAAACTGGAAAATCACCCGCCGGCGGGAAACGCCGCCCGCGCGTTCGGTGAAAATCATCGGCGTGTTGTTCGTGGCCACCACAACCGCCCTTAACACCGCTGTGTACTGGTGCTCGTGCTTCGGGTCGATTTCCACGGCATCCCCGCCGGTGATCGCCTTAATGCCGGTGCCCTCCCCGGAATATTTGGGCTGATCAGGAAGCGTGATCATGCTCTTGCCGACGAACTGCGCCCGCCCGCGCGCGCTGTCGAGCGCCGCCATGTTCCCGCTTGCGGTGTTATGCGCACCGGCCAGCATCGTGGCGATATGAGTAAAGACGCTTTTCCCGCTGCCGCCTTCCCCTGTTATTTCGAGGAATAGCTGCCAGTCATACCGGTTCGCCAGTACCATAAAGAGCGCTGCAGCAATACGCTGCATCTTAATTGCGTCTCTGTCTGATGCGTAACTTAGCCATTTATGGAAGTTTGGGGCGTGATCGCGCAGGTTCTCCCCCGGTACTGCAGGCGTATAGGTCACGCCGTTATGATTAGTCAGCCAGTTATCCTGGCTGTGCTCAGAGAACACACCGCTTTCCATATCGTAAACACCGTTGGCAAAGGGGATCAGGCTACGCCGCGGCTCCCCCATGACGGGAATAACGATTTTCAGGGCGTCGATAACGTTGTTGATCGCCCGCTTACTGAAGTTGGTTTTGTTCTCGTTATAGATAGCCACCATTTCGCGGCTCAGCTCGAGTAGCGACGTTTTTTCCCAGCTGCCGCCCCGGTAGACATAAACGCCCTCGCTGTTTTCATGGATCGCAATACCGGTGAAACGCGCGGCCAGTATGAGCGCCTTTTCGTTATCCGCGAGATCGCGCAGGTTAACATCGGCCAGCGGTTTGCCGATCACCATGCTTTTACCGGCTTCAGCATCCGCTTTCAGGCGCGGCAGCTGCTGCGTCCAGTCCTCCAGCAGCTCATATCCTTCTGAATACAGTTGTGCGCGCTCCACACCAGCCAGCGCCAGCCTGGTTGCGATAATGGTCGCCTGCCGTTCCGTGAGATGGCCGCCGCGGCATACTCTGACGTAACGGCGTCCATCATCAACAATCCTGATATGCTCCAGATCTTCCAGCTGCTTTTTATCCAGCACAACTGGCGGTACCGTGTCGCCTATCGGGTTTGTCTCCTGCCAGGCTCTGGCAAACGTCCAGGCATCAGCACCGGCAAAGATAATTGCCTCTTCCATGAGATCCGCCGGTAACTTTTTCACGTTTGGTGCATTCTTCATTTTTTGCTCCCCCGCTCCCTGATGATTTCCCGCATAACCCTTATTCGCTCCACTCCTTCTGCCTGCATAATCCGATCGATATCTTTCCCGCAGGCAACCGGCGCAGACGATACAAACGTAAATTCCCGCGCCAGCCTTTCAGGCGAGCAAAAACACGGTGAGCTGTAGCCCTCGCGGCAATACGTCACCCGGTTAAACTGGTAACTTTCGATAATGACGATCCCGCCCCGGCTGTCTTTCCATTTATCGCCGGGCCTGATTTCAGGGTGAGTGTGGCCACCGGCATCAAAGCCGGTTAATTTCTTTTTCATGATTTATTCCCTGATTAGATCAGTTACCTGATATCCACACAGCTGTAAAAACTGGACCATACCGGCAGGGGTAATAAGTATTTCCTCATCCAGCATCCGGCGAACGGAGGCGATCCCGCCATTTGTATAAACCTGCCAGCGTCCATTTTCAGGAAAACTTGCCACTGTCTGACCGTCAGCACGCCGAACCAGATCGTAAACATCGCTCATTCGCCAAACCCCGCATCGTGCAGTTTGTCCCATACAGAATTAGCGAGGCGCTGACAAAGGCCGAGCAATATTTTGAGGTCAGTCTCATCCACTTTGTCACTGACCATTTCAGTGGCAACCAGCAGCGTGCATAGCTCCGTGGTGGTTTCAATTGTGTTCTGACGTTCAGCCCTGATCATGACATCACCTCCATCGCGAGGCGTGTCTGGATATCTGCGGCCTTGCTACCAAGCTGGAGGTAAGTGCGGGTGATGGCCGGATTGCTGTGTCCCAGCATTTCAGAGGCGACCAGCAGGCCCTGCTCGCCACCGGCAGACATAAGATTAAAGGCAGCAATTTTGCGGCTTGAATACGCGCTCAGGCGCAGGCGAGTGTTGATCACGCGGGTGAACCACGTCATGACGCCATGTAATTTCTTCCAGATCGTCTGGCGGGTCACGCTACCTTCCAGAGACTGGCAACGGTTACTTTCAATCTGGCTGCGGGAAAATACCAGGCCATCGCCAGTAAGGTTGCACTCCATTCGCTCACGCAGCCGCTTAATAATGCCCGGCGGCAGCTGCTTGGTGTCGTGTTTAACTTCGGCTTTTGCCACCAGTTCAAACACGATCGCCTGTTCCTGGTCGGTCATACTGGCGGCCAGCTCATCACAACTCACGCTATCCCAGTTCATATAGGCGATATGATCACCCGCCAGCCTGGCGGCATCCTTGCGCTGCTGGCGGACAATATCGATCCCTTTGCGGGTCGCCCGCGCTTCTGCGGCTTTGGTCTGCTTCGCAACGATAATCGTCGCGGTGCCAGTCTCCCAGTTAATGCAGGAGTAACGGAAGTTGCACACGTCGCTGGTACGCCAGCCGGTAACAGTCGCGATATCCCACCAGAGTAAAATCCAGTCTGGTTGGGTCTGCTGGATACGTTCGCGCAGCTTGCGCTGTTCATCCCGTTCATAAACGGGGGTCATGGTGCGGGTGCCTTTGGTCGTGGCAGCTTTCACCACGTTGCCGCGCAGCTCGCGGGCTTTGGCCGTCAGGGTCTGGAGGTTAAACATGGCTACCTCCCATTTTTGCCACATCCAGCTCAAACGCGCCGCGGCTGTACTGGTAAAGCGTGCATTCAGAGCGAATTTTAGCGGCAAAGATAAGATCCCAGCGGGAATACCCCTGGCGGGCTTCCTGTTCACTGTCAGCGACGATGCGGATAACAACGGGAGTGCAGTTCTGACCTTTCGGCGTACCGAGGAAAAGCCAGGTAAATTTGGGTAGTTTTTGGATCGGGGTAGTAGCCATGTGGCAGCCTCCGTATGCGATGAAATCAATTCACCACCGGAAACGCCAATTTCACTGGTGGTGAGCTGTGCAGGGTTGGCGTAACCGGCGCATACGGAAACCGGCGCTTCGTGAGAAGCCCCCACACAGCCCACCATAATTCGGGTGCGGTTGTGCTGCGACAATAAAAAAGACGCTGGGCGCGTCTGTGTCGCCGTATGCAAATGCAGGACGCCAATCCCGGCACCAGATTTTGCTGGTGCAATTAAAGAATAACCTTCACCTGAATCATAAGGCAAGGAGTTTTTTGAATGAGCGAAGCCCTGCCCACAAAGGGCACTTTTTACATTCATGGCTTTAACCTGTATTGAAAGTTTTAGTGAAATGTCGCGACTTCAGGATGATGAATGTTAGTGAGCGCAACAGCACGCAACAAATTCACGTTGGGAAAAATTTTTAGTTAGCCCCGCTTCGTGTTGCCTTGATACGCTGGGTTATCCAGTCATCGATTTCACTTTCAATAAAAGCGATAGCACGCGAACCAATTTTTATAGATGAGGGGAACCGCTGCTCAGCCATGAGTCGATAGATCCAAGCCTTGCTATAGCCGGTTCTACGTTGAACTTCCGGTAAACGGATAAGGGATTGAGACATATATACCTCTTGAAGTCTAATGTGGTCTACGAGGTATATTTCAGCAAAAACATGAAGGTAGTTGTGGAAGTCACGGTAAAACAGTTGGAAGTGGCTCTTCCACTGAAATAGAAGTACGGCCAGAAGTTTTAGAATCTGTAGATCGTCTTTTTGGAAATCCTTACGAGCTATTTGGAAGCGTATGTGTTCAGAGCTTCATCAATTAGCATAGTCAATGCCTTATCAGTCACATCGATGCCATCGCCATGCTCCAATATGCTTCTTGAAGCACTCCTGGCAACTTCGGATTTGTTCAAATTTTTACCGCGAACATATTTACCACCTGATTTTTCAAGCGCAATAGCCATTCCAGCGATCAGTTTTAACGCTGTATCTTTACCAGCGAACTCGCCCCACCCGCTTGGTAAAGGCTGGTGCTCTTCGCAAGAGCTATCTGGATCACATCCAAACCAACTATCTGTAGCTGTTATTTCTTTAACAGCCCAAGGCCAAATATCATTGGAATAAAAATCAGCGCCAGTGATATCTCCACCAGGTGAGCTAGACCATGTTCTTTTGGGATGCAGTTCTTCTGCGTTTACAGCACTCAAAATTATCCTCAAGTAGCTGGAAGCAATGTTGTAGATCTCAGGAGGGAATTTAGCTTTCAACTCATCTAAACGTGAACAACTGTACACGCCAGCCATAGCCATTGCAGCCTGCTCAGCAGTGACCACACGTTGCCGGCGAAGATGATGGGGCATATTAAGGATGTTTTCTCGCATAAAAGCTTCCTGCTAACGATGGTCTACAGAAGTCTACTACTGTCAATTAGCACTGTCTATACATACAGTTAAGCGCTTTTTCCAAACGTTCCATGCACTACATTCCCACCGTTTTCCAACGCCTCCATGTAGTCGGCATACCACTGAAGCATTTCGCGGCGGCCGTCCAGATACTGGGCATGGTTGTACGTGCCGCGGATCGAATTTTTATCGACGTGAGCAAGTTGGGTTTCAATCCAGGCGGTATTATATCCCTGCTCATGGAGAATCGTGCTCATGGTGTGGCGGAAGCCGTGCCCTGTCACTCTTCCGGCATATCCAATTCGACGGATCAGGACGTTCATCGCCATTTCGCTCATTGGTTTACTATGCTGAATCCGACCAGGGAAAATAAACCGATAATTGCCTGTGATGAGGCGTAGCTGTTCTAGGATGACGATCGCTTGGTGGGATAAAGGGACGCAGTGAGGGCGTCGCTTTTTCATGCGTGCAGGTGGTACTTCCCATAGACGTTTATCAAAATCAATTTCAGCCCACTCACCCTGGCGCAGTTCTCCCGGGCGTAATCCGGTAAGAACTTGCAGGCGCATCGCCAGCTTCACGACAGAGCTGCCGCTATATGTGTTCAGCGTGCGGAAGAACTCGGGAAGTTCCTCACTGGCGAGAAAAGCGTAATGCTCCTTCTTATGAGGGGCAAACGCGCTGGCCAGATCCGGGGCCGGGTTATAAATAGCCCGGCCAGTCACAATTGCGTACCGCCACACCTCACCGCAACGCTGCCTCACCTTCCTTAGCTTTTCGGTCGCGCCTCTCTCATCCAGCTTCGAAAGAACGGCCATGAGCTCCATCGGTTTGATATCGGCGATCGGCCGCTGCCCGATAATCGGGAAAACATCAGCCTCGAAGGTTTTCATCATCTCTTCGCCGTAGGACTCAGACCAGCGGTCTATGCGCTTGGCGTACCACTCGCGCGCGATCGCCTCGAAGGTATTTTCATTGCGGCTCTGCTTCGCCAGCTTATCTTCTTTGCGGACATCGCTGGGATTAATGCCACCAGCAACCAGCCTGCGGGCATCATCGCGTTTTAACCGTGCGTCATTCAGGGTTACATCTGGATAAGTACCCAACGAAATCATTTTGGCCTTACCATCGAAACGGTAACGGAAACGCCATCCTCTCGATCCGTTCGGTTCGATGAGCAGAGAAAGCCCATTGCCATCATTCAATGTATAGGACTTCTCACGCGGCTTAGAACGCCTGATTTCAAGGTCTGTGAGGGGCATTGTGTATAGTTCCAAAGTGTAGAGCGCGGGCTATACGCATTACTATACACATGAATGTATAGATTTGAGTAGACGTTAGTTTACGTCAAAACACGGAGATATCGGCGGAATCCTTGTGATTGCTGGGTTTTATTGACTTGAGTAGACGGTGAGAGAAGTGTGTTTGGAGCGGGCGAAGGGAATCGAACCCTCGTATAGAGCTTGGGAA